TCTTTTAGTATCTCGATTTGTACCGATGCAGGCACAGTTGAGCTTATTTTATGGACTAATTCATTAGCTGATATACTATATTTAGTCTTGTCAAATGATAGAACACGCATTATATTGTATTTACCTCTTTATTGATGTGGGTGGAAACTTGCTCCGTTTTCACCCTTTTTTTTATTGCCAACAAGTCATATGAAATTCACACATCTTGCAAGTAAAGTAGTCGTTATTGTGGGCTATTCTCGGCATCATTGTCGATGATTCGACAGCCTTAATGATATCAACAGCCCGATCACTAATCTTCTGAGCCAGTGATTTATCAAACTCTACCAGTTCATAATAAATATCTGATGTATTCTTGTTAATAACTGTAAATAGAGCTGGATGTTCGGTTAGGTCCATATATGCTTGATACAAAGCGACTTGCGCTGCATATACTGGATTAGTTCTTGCCATACCATCCCGAACAAATTCCTTAAACTTCCGGTCATTTGCTGATTTACACTCCCATAGCATAGGATATTGTAGTCCAGCTGCTTCAGGACCCGAACAAATTACCCCGTCTATATGTCCCTTGATTTGATCATCTGCGATTGAAAACCCGAACTGTTTACCTTCCTTGTTTTCTGTACGTAAATCAAACCCACTTTGTCTAAGCCATAAAGCCATCTGATCCTCTATGATATGCCCGAACTCAAAAATACGTAAGGTACGAGCTGAGAACTCTTTATCATGATCGGATTCTGTACCCATAAACCTATACTGTATGCGCCTTGCACATTCTTCTCCTAGTGATGACCCACCTAAATAGGTACGTCTTGGTTTCTTTTTATTCTCACCAACAATGCATTCATCAATAACCTTTTTTAATTTAAAGGATTGATCAAAAAGGTATTCCTTGCGAGGGAGATGCTCTTCCCGTCCATTGTTGATAATTTCTCTCCATTTTTCTAATTTCTTCGATATTTGATCCATGTTTTATATAGCCTGCCTCTTGAATTAAATAAATTAAAGTTGTTACCTCTTGTTCTGATAAATCACCTAGTTTCTTGCCCCATCCTATCTTATCACACGCTTTTGCAAACGCTGATACAGGATTCAGTACAGGTCCATAGGTTTCTTCATATTCCATTTTTTAAACCTTTTTTAACTTTCCAAAGCCTATATCCATTTTTATATTTTCTACTAGTTAAATTACCATTTCCATAAAAACGAAAAATAGTTGCTCTAAATAAATCAGCTTCACGTAAAGTATCAAAAAATATACTATCCGTAATTTCCATTTTTTTAAAAATATCTAATCTATCTTGCACAACTTGTTTGTAAATATTTTTATCATTTGGAATTGGTATTGGTATTCCCTTTTCTATTTTCATTTTCTCTCCTTTAATGTATCGTTACATTACTTTTATTCATTCTTTCTTCTCTATTCTTAACAACCTCATGCGTGATCGTAACGTCCATTAGTAAAACTTCATCTTTAAAAATTCTAACGATACCATAAGCACAAGTACCACCTATTCTTTGTTCTATCATAGTGACAAAATCAGATGCAGCTTTCTTCAATTCATCTTGATCTAAGTTATCAACCTCTACAGATTCATCAAAATCGTATTCTTTTAGATTAGGTAAACCATTATCAATTGGGTCAAATATTGCTAATATAGATTTAACTTGTACTTCGTTCTTCATCACAATTTCTCCATCTTGGTATTGGTTTAAGTTTTTCACCATCAATAGTTACATAAAAATTGCAATCATCAAAACTAACTATTGTTTTTCCATAATGCATTTGCTTATGATGATTGGCACAGAGACACATAATATTTTCTGTAAAATCCGTACCTTTGTCAGAAAGCTGAACAACGTGATGAGCCTCTGAATATTGACAACCATCTTTTTTAAAAAAAGAATTACTATAAGGTTTATTTTGAGCTTTACATATTTGACATTCATTTTTAAAATGATCTTTAACTTTTTTTCCGTTAGGTCCACGTTCTATACGTTCAGATATTTTAAGTTTTCGATCTGGGGTCAAATACTTAAATCCAATAACATTTTCTTTTTTTGGATTAAGTAATCTTCCATTTTTTACAGTGTGAAATCTTGTATATTTACACCCTACTTTTTCACAATGCACTTTTGTTCCTGTTGCAATATTAGCATTTAAAGAAAAAATCATACCCTCTTGATATGGATAATTAACATTTTCTACTAAATTTTTATCACCGATTGTAAAATTTACCGGATAAGTAGGCATATCAATTTTTTCACCCTCTTCTTCTTCATCGTAAAAACCTTTTGAATTAGTAGAGAAGACATTTTCATTTTCATCTACAAACCAGAAACCATCGTTTCCAATAAAGTGATAACCTGTTTTAGAATTGATGTTTCCACCATTATTATCTAAACAACAAATAAGTTTTAATTTTAAATTAATTTGTTTATCACCTTCCTTGTAACAATGTTTAGAATGCGTAAAGGTAGACAAAATATTACAGGTATCTTTCCAAAAAAGTAATTTCATGTCTCTGCTCCAATAATCTTTCATTACTTCTCTCCACCCAAAGCACCATAGCCACAAATATCAATCCAACTGTCCTCGTGATCAGGTGTTTCTATTAATCTACAAAGCTTAACGGCTACCATACATTGATAAACTTGACGTACTGTTACCTCTTTACCTAATAAAACAGACCACATTTTTGCAATGCGATCATGATTTTCATAAGCATCTCCATAATCTTTTGCCCGATTACCATTTACTAATCGTTCTGCTTCTTTT